CGTGTTGGTATTACTTCTTCTGGGGTAAAAATAATTGGATTAAATGACGGAACACCTGCATCACAATAAGTTAGGACACCATTCTCATCATCCATTCCAATTGTCTTTGAATTGTTTTTACTACTATGAGATTCCACACATCCAGGAATATCAACAATGGGTAATCCAATGTTAGTAGTTACTGGAACATAAGGTGGTAGAGATTGTGATGGTTCGAATATCCAAGTAGAGACTTCTGGTATATCAAGTCTCCGAGTTCCAATCTCTGGTATCTCTGGCATTAGTCGTAGTGAAATACTCCTTTGAAAATATTACCAATACCGCTGAAAAAATGATAGAAAAACACATAGAGAAAAAATGTTTTCTCTGGATTTCTTTTGTTTTCTTTTTTCTTATAGGCGCTAACTGCCATGATTAAAAAGCAACTATATTATTTAATCAACAAGAGTTTAGTATTACTTTTTCTTGTAAAATTTCTTTTCCATTACAGAACAAAAATCATAATACCTTTGTCTAAACTTATACCATTTCAGTTCTTTAATAATAGAGGGAGATTTCCAAATAGTGAGCAATAATCCAGATGCACTTAAAATTAAAATTAAATGTAATGTACCAAAGTCACCTAAACATCCTTCAAAAAAACCAACTTTAATATAACCATTACATTCTTGTTGCTGAATAATAATATTTTGCTCTCTAGAATTCATAATTTATTCCACTAAAGTTCCGTGTGCTCTGCGGATTTCTCTGAGTTCCTCAAAGTTCTTCTGTTTAGTTCCTCCATCAATCAGACAAACCTACCATTTTCATCTCTTGGAATATTTATACCTTTGCGTTGCTTATTTCTCTCTACAAGATCAGGTCTTTTTCTGCCTTTATTTTTTTTGCCAGCCTCCCTCATCTTCTCTCTACTCTCTTCGCTAATATTACATTTCCTTCCCGTCCTTTCTCTACTCATTCTTTCTCGGTCTTCTTCGGACCACATATTTTTTCCTTTATTCCAAGCAGTTTTTCCCTTACCTTTAGATCCACCTCTTTTGCCACTCTCGCTCAATACCTTTTTTATAACTTCTTCTTGTCCTATCATCCCAGAAAGAGCTTCGTAAGCAATCTTATCCAACTCATTTCCGTGCTCTTCGTATAGTTTCTTATGTGCTTCTGCATGTTCTTCTACCGTAAGTTCTACAAGATTAGAAGGGTCGTCAGTTCCTCCCATATGTTTAGGAATAATATGGTGGATATGTTTCATAGCAGCAAATATAACTACTATTATTTATCCACCATAAGGGTAGGCAAGTAATAAAACTTTACATTACTCTACAAGAGTTCCTAACTTCCTGCGTATCTCACGAAGTTCTTCAAAATCTTTTTTCTTTGTCCCCCCATCGTATTCCCACGCTAGACCTTCAGCAATCATTTGTTCGTTGAGTGAGAGTTCTGCGTCTCCAATGTATAACCATCCAAGGAGTCTGCCATATTTACCCATACCCCCAACAAGCTCAGTCCTAATAATGAGGTCATCATCACCAGCAATCGCACCAGTGAGTTTGTCTTCAAGCCAGTGGGTTGCGTCATAACCTAATGCCTTTTCCTCTTCATCTTTAGTTCTTTTCTCAGGAGTATCAACTCCAGCAACTCTCACACGCTCTTTCTTATAAAGATCAAATCCCAAGTCAATAGTTACATCGATAGTATCACCATCAACTACTCTGTTTATTTCGATCACTCGAAAGTTGTAGCAGGACTTCCTACTCGGTGGAATCATTGCACCCATCTTCTTGCATCTCCTGGAATGCTAATCTTAATATATATACGACAACATATGCAGTAAATGCAAGACCAGAACAAAGAAGTATAATGACACTCCATACAGGAGAATTGATATCATGTTCCATATATGTTAAGCAACATTAAAAAATATTTATCAACAGTCATTAAATACAGACCCCACTTCAGAACCAATATTAGAACCAATTCTCTGACCTAACAGAGTCATCCACCCTGCTGCTAACCAACCAACATAAGGAATGTTTAATACTGCGGGAGCAAGAGCACCAGTAGCAATGCTAGTTCCTGCCAGAGCACCTTGTGACCGTGCTCCAGCGTCCGCCACTAAACACTCTATCTCTTCTGCAGACTTTCCCTCCTCATCTATTTCACCTCCACCAAGATTACGATATCCTTCTGCGGTATATTCGTCCTTACGATATTCATTTCTCTTTTCAGTCCCACCACCAAACAAACCTTTCTTGGTCTTATCAAGTTCTAATGATCTTTCCGTAGATAGAACCTTTGGGTCATTAGCACGATACTTCACGCTATACCCGTCTTTACTTACATTCAGTTCATAAGATGAGTATTTTCCATCTGGAATGTTAATGACTGGACTACTGATGGTGCTACCCACTTTCATAAGATGCCCAATAATACCAATATGGCCAATACCAACAGTAACAGCAAGAAATAAAATAACACCATTAGTTATTTTCTTCATTGTCTTGGTTTATCTATAGCAGATACTACGGGTGGTTGGTCTTCTTTTTTTCCAGTAGGAACATTTCCATTAGATGTCTTTGCACCATTACCACCATTTCTGGCAGGTGATAGTCCAAATGCAGCTAAAGATCCTGAGAATACAGAAGCAATGAATGTAGGATCAAAGTCTAAAATTTTCTGACCTGTTGGAAGTCTGATATAAGAAGCAGTTAATAAAGAAGCGGACCAGATCAAGACTACAAGCTTAACCAAATCCGCTAACCATTCTCTGTTTTCTTCGTGATCTTTCTCTACAACCTTTGAAATTTCTTTCTTTTGTTCTGGCATTGTAGATTGAGAATCTACACTATTTAGTTTTTAACCTTCTTATGTCCGAATTCTATTACAATACGTTTATGTTCAGTGTATTTATCAGCAACAACTTGCGTATACCATTTTCCATCAAGTTCCTCAGCAATCTTGTCTAAACGAAACTTGGAAATATTTTCTTCAGTCATAATAATTATGGTGTAAGTAAATCTACAGTAATGTTCGCTTTCTCTAATTCATTATATTTTTTGCAAAGAGTTTCACTAGATTCATGTTCCCATTTGTGATATAACTCTTTTAAATGCTTATGATAGTCTTCGCCAGTACAGTCTACCATCTCTTTTGCGACAATGCCCTTTATCAGCATGTCTCTGGTGTATGATACCATGTTTAAACTTTAATATCCAACAAAGAACTACTATAATAAATTAACGGCAAAAGTTCTTCTTGGCTGGTCTTTGGAATTAATTATTTATTGTTGGAAACACCTGAATGTAAAGTTAGGAGTTGTAGGAACACAAAAATGTTCAGGTGGATTATCAATCCTCCATAAAGTATAGCAAGCAATAATGATTTGCAGAAAAGGAAGAACAAATGCAATACGTTCTCTCATTCAAAAACTGGACGAACTTCAATGTAATTATAGTACTCATTCCGATACTTTTCAAGAACATCTTTAGAGTTTCCATAATATCCCATGTGCATATTGACACAATCAAGATAACGAAGATGTTCACGATCAGAATCCACAGTATAGTTATCACAATAAAATAGAATCTCCTGAGGAACTTCTATTTGTTTATTTGTGTTTGGGTCATCAACAAAGAGTGGAAAGGTCATTTAACGTATCCGTTTTTCTTCAACCATTGTAGCGTAAGTGGAGTGGGTTTGTAAACCTCCCACATAGGACCAGCAGCACAAACTTCAAGAGCCTCAGAAGTCATTCCTTCTGTCTTACCTGCCCACTTTGCTTCTGCTTCCCAAGGCCATGCAGACTCTGGATAATCCTGTTCTACTATTTCACGCCAGAACCTAGGAACATCTTCTTCTGGTTTAATAATGGCAATCATACTATTATCAATAGTCCCTGCCATACAATCTTGTGCGGCGTGCCACCCTTCGTGCCTCATAACTGTCATAAGAACATCAGGACGCTTCATAAAAGCATCATTCAAATAAAAGTTATTCGTGACTGTATGATAAACACCACGATGTCCAGGAGGAAAATATTTCTCTGCTCCTAGAAAAACCATAACTCCGATCTTATTAAGGGATAAGAGCATTGAGTTAAACTCGTCAGCAACCACACTAAAATCAGAATCAGGATAGTAACTCTCAATATCTGAGATAGAGTTGATTCTTCTGACATCTTCAGTGCATTCTCGTAAGATCA